CCTCTGTCCTTGTATGCAGGCAGGCAGCGGCAGTAGTCCTCGCCAATCTCATCAGCTAGGCGCAGGGCGAGTGGTTGTTTTTCCATGATGTTCCTTAGATGATCTATTTATTTCAGCGCGTCAGCGCCCCCACGAGTGCCGAAAAAGGATTGCTGTAATCGCGCCAGGTGCGCCCGGTCTTAATGCAGCTCACGGTGGCCTGCGTGATTCCGTACTGCGCGGCAATCACGCGCTGCGGGCCCTCTGCGGCGCGGATCTGCGCGACGATATCGAGGTTTAGCTTTGACTTCTCCCGCGCCTTATCGGCAATGTTCTTCATGCGCAGCGGGTTGGTGAGGTAGTTACGTTCCTTAGCGATGCGCTTTTGCAGCTTGTTGCGGGTGATCACCGTAATGTGAGCAGGGTTCACGCAAAGGGGATTTCCGCACTTGTGCGTGACGACCTTCTTGTTCACGTCAATGCCCATATCAAGGGCGAGAAAGCGCCGCACGCCGGTCACGCGCCCGTTATGGCGCATCGTGGGCGTCGCCCCATGGGGCTGCACTGCGCCGGTCCACTCCCAGCATTCCTCGTGCATCACGCAGCGGTTTCTGACAAATTCTTGCAGCGGTGTCACTTCTTGTTCTCCATGTCGCGGTGGTCGTTGAACTCGTTGTTCAGGACGGCGTAGGCGAGCTTGCGCACCTCGTGCGTCACGGCGTGCCCCAGGTCCTCGGGGTCGAGCATCCGGCGTAGGAGCGCCGTCTTTTCCATTGAGCGATGGCGCTCGTTCTCCAGCTGCGTGCCCAGAAAAATGATGTGCTCGCGCATGGTTTGGCGTTCTGCGTCTTGCATTTAAGCCACCTTATCCAGTCCGAGGTTCTTCCACATCTGCAGGCCTCGCTCATAAAAAGCGTCGTCTGGCTCCTGCACGTTTCTCAGCCTGATCTCGGCCTGCATCTCATCTGCCATATCCATGACGCTAGTCATCAGGATCGGCTTAAGGTTTTCCGGGATGCGTTTGTAGATCAGCGTCTGCTGCAGCATCTCCAGCACTTCGTCATGTGTCAGTTTTCTCATTTGGTTTTCTCCTTCATAGGTTTAGGGCAGTTCTCCGGGGGCACCACGACGGCCCAGACGGCTTCGTAGGTGCGGGTGTGCTTGATCCATCGGTCTATGTAAGCGTCTGGCATGCGCCGCAGGATGCGCCAGCAGTGGACCTTGTCTACTCCTGTGTTCATGGCGATCTGCGAGATCGTCATGCCGTCATCCACCTGGCGCAGGATGCTTCGCACTTGCGCGATGCGTTGGCCTTTCTTCATGCTCTGCTGTAGATCGTGAAGCGCTTTACGTCGGTAATCCGCTGCGCGTGGCTGGCTTTGCTGATGCCAGGGATGTGCGAGATATCGCGCCCGGCCTCGCGTTCGCGCTCCACGACTGCCGACTGCTTCGCGGACAGCAGGTGATTGACGTTAGCCTCGGCAAAGATGCTGGGCCGCTTTTGCTTGCGCCATAGGAAGGGCGACTCGGGGTGGCAGTTGCAGGTCATCGTACGTATTCAAGGATGAGATAAGGGGTGAGCAGCGCCGCAACGACGATGCCCCAGAACTTCATGTTCTCGCGCAGCTCTTCGTCAAGCGCCAGTGGGATGGCGATGAGAACGGAAACGCACAGGATGAGGGTGGTGAAGACGAGGATTAGCATTCATGCCCCCCTTGCGCGGATGGCGGCGGCGCATCGGAGCGCCACTAGCGCCGCGCCAGTTGCTTCGTTTTCAATCTGAAGCGCGGAAAGATGCCCCGACTCAAGAAACGAGTTCCTACGTCGGATTGCAGCTTTCGGGGCCATGAGTTCAGCCTCTTTCGCACACGCCTCGCGCTCGGCTGCGGCGACAAGGGCGGCGAAGCGTTCAATTTCCTCTGTAAAGCACACCCAATCATCACCAGCAATTTGCTCAAACCGAGCCTCCCGCGCCATGCGGATGATGTCGTCTCGGGTCATTCCCCACCCCCGATCCCGTAAGCGCGCTCGATGGCGCGGGCGAATGCTTTCATGCCGGGCGGCAGTCGCTTCGTTTCTGCGTCAATGCCCACCAAAATCTCAAGCATCTCCGCATCCGTCAGCGGCTGGCGCTGGGGCGGGGCGATAAATCGGTCGCCTCCGCAGTATTCACACACTAGCTCCTGCCGCTCGGCCTGCTCAATGGCGAGGCCAAGAATCGACATGGCTACCGACAGCCTATCGTCGTCGCTCTTGTGGTAATCACGCAGCGCCTCCAGCGCCTGCCTCATTGCGTCGAGGTTCATAGCGTCCTCCCCGCAGGTTTGTCAGCGCACGGCCAGACGCCGCGCAGCACGTGCACCACGATCTGATTAGCCGGCAAGTGGCGAATGGCCGGGGTGTTCTCGAGATAGTTCTTCACCATGTCTCGGATCTGTCCTGCCGTGACGTTCTCTGGCGGGCAGTGGGTGATGCCATAAAGGGCGTCAGACACGCCGACGATGTAGCCAATCCCAATGGCGGGCATGACGTTCGTTCCACTGTTGTTGTTTAGCTCAGACAGTAGCTTGTTGCCATCCTTGAAGAAGGCGTGAGCAGAGCCGGCCACCAGGGCGGCGCATATGAGCACGGCCGCTCTCATCTCGTCCCCGCAATCTGATCCATCTCGAGCTGCTTGATCCGCTCCCGGAGCGCCTCTATCTCGCGGCCCCAATATGAGCGCGCGGTGCGCTCGCCGGCAACCCATCCGGCCATGGCGCCTTTGGTCGCGGCCTGGCGAACCAGGCGCACGACGTCCTCGGTAGACAGCATCCCGATAGAGTTTTGCGGGGGCTGCATCTCCATGACGATCTTGTCAATCTCGGCGTTTAGCTTGTCGTGCATTACTTGCTCCTTTCTTGCAGCATGGCGTCGGCCATCTCGTATGCGTATTTAGCTCGTGTCTCGTTGTCATACGCAGGCGGCTGATTGGCCGGGCCACCAATCAGCATCGCCTTGGCCGCGAAGTAGTCGCGCAGGGTCATGCCGTGCTCGTCATCGCCTAAGTCAAAGTGCATTGCGGGGAAAGCCGGGCCGCCGTTCACAGCCACCCCCCGACGATTGCAATCAGCAGGCCGAACAGAATCACTCCGCACAGGCCGGTGATGAGCTTGTCCACGAAGGAAAACTCGGAGGGCTTCTCGTAGATGCCGCCACGGGCGTAGGGGCCGAAGGCTTCTTCAAGAGTACGGGGGTGGCGTTTGGTGGTTTGCATTGCGTTCTCCGTTTGCGTTGTTGACGGCCTGATTATCTGCTTGTTGCAGAGTTTGTCAACTCCCATACAGTTCAGTCAACTATTACCCGTCTAGAATCGGCTCCGGGCGTGGTTATCAGTTACCCGCGCCCCGCTGCGGCGTCTCCCCGCAGTTGCCATCCTTCGGGGCGGGGGTCACACCTCGCCCCTCTTTTTGACCGTTTAGTCATCAACAGTTTAGAATTTTAGACATGACTACAGCGGCGCAACAAGCAATTTCTGACATCAAGAGCAAGGCCGAATCAGCGGGTTTTCGCATGAGCGACGTCTGCCGGGTGGCGGAGATCGACCAGGCGCAGGTCAGCCGCTGGGCTAACGGCGTCACGGAGCCCCTATACGGGTCCGTAAAGCGCTTAGAGCAGTCGGTCGAGGCCCTCATAGCCGCGCGCCTTAAAACGCTGTCTGAGGCCATGGACGCGGCCGTAGGCAAGGCGTGAGAGTCCTGGGCATTGACGTCGGCCTAAACGGCGCCATCGCGCTGATCGCGGACGGGCAGCTGCTGGAGGTCCACGACATGCCCACCGTGACGCTGGAGCGCAACAACAAGACAAAGCGCATGGTGAATGCGCAGTCTCTGTCCCTAATTATTCGCGGTGCCAAGGCAGACGCTGCCTACCTTGAGCGCCTAAACGCCATGCCAGGCCAGGGCGTCACGTCGATGTTCTCGATGGGCCAGAGCCTGGGCGTAGTCCTTGGGGTGCTGGCGGCCTGCGAGGTTCCCACCACGACGATCCCGCCGCGCACCTGGCAGAAAGCGCTGGACGTGCCCCAGGGAAAGGATGGCTCTCGCTACCGCGCCGCCCAACTGTTCCCAGAGCACGCCGATATGTTTTCTCGCGTGAAGGACGATGGCCGCTCCGACGCCACCCTGATCGCGGCTTATGGTGCAAAGCAGCAATGAACGTTAACCACTGGGAAAGCCTCGATCCGTTCCCGCATCTGGTGTTAGACAACTTCCTGGACGACGCTTTGGCGCGCCAGCTGGCCGGCGACTTCCCGGATTACGCTAGCACCTGGTGGCATAGTTACGAGAACGCGATTGAGGTAAAAAAGGCGTGCAACAACTGGCACGCCTTCACGCCGGCGCTGTATCAGTTCTTCGCGGAGATCAACTCGCCCGAATGCGTGCGCATCTTTGAGCGCCTGACGCACTGCACGCTCTATCCCGATCACGGACTTCACGGTGGTGGGCTGCATATCCACGGTGCCGGTGGCAAGCTAAACACGCATCTGGACTACAGCATCCACCCCAAGCTCGGCCTCGAGCGCCGGCTCAACTTGATCATTTACCTCAATCCTGATTGGGATGAGACGTGGGGTGGCGCACTGGGCCTGTGGACCGACGACGGCGGCAAGCCTGGGCGGCTCGTTAAGTCCATCGCGCCGCTGTTTAACCGCGCCGTGATCTTCGACACCACGAATGCGTGGCACGGGCTGCCTGAGCCGATCACCTGCCCGCCGGGGCAGTACCGCAAGTCTTTGGCTGTGTACTACCTGTGCGAGCCCCGCGTGGGCGCGGTGGACAGGAATCGCGCTCTGTTTGCGCCGACTGAGGAGCAGTCTAGCGACCGCGAGGTGCTGGATCTGATTGCGCGTCGGGCGCGTTAGGGCCGGCTTTTAATCACCTCCAGCCACAGCAGGCCAATATTGGCCCAGGCGTAGCCGGAATAAACGATCCCCATCGACCAGTCGCCGCGAAGCAGGTACACGCCCATCGCGGCGGCGTAGCACAGAGTCGGCACCAGCACGAACCAGAAGGCAAGGCTCATAGCTTGCTCACGTCGATGACCTGGCCGCGAAACTGGATAAAGCCAGGCGCCATCGCGTGCACGAGTTCCGGCCAGAGAAGGCGGGAATTATGGAACGTGAGCACGGAAAATCCGGAACGCCAGTTCGTCGGGTTGTCCTCAAGGTAATCCACGAACTGCGGGCCAGCAGGCTCGGCCAGGGTTCCGGTGTCCACGCCAAACCGCTCCCCGTTGTAGTCCGAGAACGGCGTCACCTTGAGTGAATGCAGGTGGCCCGTAACGATTGACTTGCCGGAATTGACGGTGTTGTTATGGGTGGCGTGAACCCCACCCTTCATGCGGTGCTTGACGACGACGTCCTCGGTCGGCCAGCAGCTCCAGCAGGGAATCCAGTCAGGGAAATGGTCCTTGAGTTTGAACCCGCCAACGTGCATGAATTCGGGGACAGTATTGGCTAGGCGGTTTTCAAAGCGGGCATCGTGGTTCCCCAGCGCCCAGACTAGCTTTGTCTTGCTGTAGGCGCGTTTTGCCTCGTCGTCGATCTCGCCCAGATACATCGCGCAGGCCTTGAGCTCCTCGATCACGGAAGGCTTGCTATCCCACCCGATCCGTGGATGGCGGCTGATGGCGGCGCCGTCAAAGGCATCGCCGTTATTGATCACAGCTTTGGGCTTAAGCTCTTTTATCGCCCACAAAAGCCCCTTAAAGGCGGTGGTGCGAATGCCCGGCCAGAAGTGTGCGTCGCTAAACACGATGACCGTACCATTTTCGATACCCAGGTGATGCCTTGCCGAGTGCTCGTGCGCAGTGGATATCCAGTTATGCGCCCTCGACTGGTCGGCGGCTTTCATGGGTTGGTCGTATTTCTTTTCCAGCCGGCGGCGGCGACGAAAGACTGCCTGGCGGCTTACGCCGATGACGTCAGCGACTGCTGCCGCCGACTTATGCAGCTTCCATAGCTCCATAAACTCCTGATCACTGATCGCTGGCACGGGCATTCATGGCTCCCAATACACGCTCGAGAACGTTTATCACGCGGTGTTCGGCGCTCTCGAGTTGCTCCGGCGTGGCTTTCTGATCCTGCGCGGCAGCAATCAGTTCGTAAAGGAAGATATGTAACACCTCATGAAGTGCGGTGTGTGACAGCGACGAAGGCGTTATGGCCTCCGCGCCAAAGTCGCCCAAGCGATAAATCGCCAGGCGAGCAGGGCTGTCGCATTCCACCGACGCCATAGCGCCGCGAGCAGGTTTAATTCCCCGCTCTATGCGCCAGTCCTGAAGGTTGAGAAGTCGCTGCCAGTGCCTAACAAATTCATCGAACTGCTTGGCCTGCTGCTCGTTTGGTTTGTTAGGCATGGCGGGTTTACTCGGCGGCCCCGATCGCGGCGCCGAATCCCAATTGCTCGGCTTTCTGACGTAGGGAGCGAGCCAGAGGCTCCACCTTCATGATCGACGCCTTGCTCATCATCTGGGCCGCCAGTTGCGGGTCCAGCATCGCCTCGACAAGCAATTGCTGAATCTGCTGGTCTGGCAGCTTGTAGAGGAAGTCCAGCGGACGCGTCATGGTGCGCAGGGTCGTGTTGTTCGCCATCGACTCGGAGAACACGCGACCGATCAGGTTGCCCATGCTCATATTCTTGAAGGTGTCAGAGCCTGGAGCCTTGACGCCGGGAGCAGTGGCGGCCATACCGCGATTAATTTCGTCAACGATGTTATCCAGCTTGCGCTGGGCGGCGGGCGAAAGTTCCGCTCCAATCTCGTCTGCGCGGTTTGCCAGCTGGCGGCGCAAAGAGCCGGCCGCGATGACAGGCTCGCCAGTCATTAGGTTAGGCTGGCCCGTGGTGACGCGGCGCTCAATATCTTGCAACACCCGCATCTGGTCAATTGGGGCCGACATCTTGGAGTACTTCTCCATGTAAGCCTTAAATCCAGGAGCAGAAGCCTCGATGACGTCATCCACAGCGCGAACAACATCGGACAACTGGCCCTTAGCCAGACGAAGGCTGGGGTTGTCTTGGTTGTATTTACCCTGCATCGCGGCGGCCAAGTCTTTACGGATCTCGTAAAGCTCCATCGGGTTGCGCGCTTTAGCAATCCGCGAAGTCGCCCAGTTCATGGCGGTTTCGACGTCTTGACGAACTCCGGCTGGGCTGTTGCGGATATTTTCAATCGCCTTATTCACCGTCAACGTGACGCCCGTCTGGAACGTCTGAGGGTCAACCGTAACGTTAGCGAATGCCTCTTCACGCATCGGCGCGGTAATCGACGAACGCTTTGCCTCGGCCACAGGGATCGAGCCGGGCTGGCCAGAAACGCGACGATAAGCCTCAAGGATAGCCTGCTGGTTAGCAGACAGACGAGCTGGAAATGCGCCGGTCTGATCCAGCGCCCTAATGGTGGTCTCAGCAGCCGCAAGTCCAGGGTCCAGCGCCGTCGCCGCGGTCGTGGGGCGAACGCCAGGGACCAGCGGGCCAGCGCCAGCCAAGCGCGCTGCAGTTTCCTCGGGCGTCGTGGCAAGGCGGTTAAGCACATTACCCACGATGACTTGGCGGCCTTCCTCGGTGAACGGTCGAACGACGTTAGCCGGAGCCTCCAGAACGCGAGTAGTTAGCGGCAGCTTAGGGCCGCCAGGTGCAACCATGCCGGCCAGCATTGCGCCGCCCAGCTGCGCGCCGGGGCTTGCACCGCCTTCACGCAAAGAGCCACCAGCACCGGCGGCCATGCCTGCGCCTGCCACCTGCTGCGCAGGGTAACGGCCAAGCAGGTTCATCACTTCGGCAGAGATCGGAGCCTGCGGGCCCATTGCAGCGCCGCCACGCATTCCTGCGCCAGTGGCGATGCTTTTCCCTAGCGTGGCGGCACCGCGTGCTGCGCCAGCGGCGGATGTGCTAGCGCCAACGATGTCTTGCACAATGCGCTCCTGCGCGGTGGCGGGCTCAGGCAGGCCCATCTGCGTCATCAAGCCTTGAATGGCCTGAGTCGGTGTCTTGATGTTGGTGCCTGCTGCGCGGTTAAACAGAGTCACCAGCGGATCGCCAATCATCTGCCCGAGGCCCACGCCCAGAGCGCCAACGGCGGCACCAGGAGGTCCAGCCAATGCACCACCGCCAAGTGCGCCAGCGGCAACTGGGCCAGCAGCGCGAGCCGTCAAGCCAAGTTGGCGAAGAGCCTCGTTGGCTATTGAGGGCTGCGGCGCAGCAGCAGGCCGCAACTCTGGCGGCAGATCTGCGACGGGGACGGGTCTACCCTTAAGGGATTCGGGCAGTTCATCATCAGGAACCGCCATTCCGCGAAGTTCGATTCGAGTTGCCATTATTGGTACACCCATTGTCCGTTACGGTAAACGATAGCGCGCCCTTGGCGATCGGTGGCCGTTGCGCCTTCCTGCGCGGTGGGGCGAGCTGCGGGCTGCTGTTGGGTGGCGGGAGGCGTATAAGGCTCGTAAGCCTTGCCAGCCGCCTTGCGCATCGCGTTCGTCGCCACGGCGCGGGCTTGCTCTTTTTGCGCCAGCACTTCCGGGGTATCGCCTATTTGCGGGAAATAGGTGCGATATTCCTGCTCCATCTCTTCCTTGCCAATCGCGGCACCGGATTCTTTGCGCAGTTTGGCACGAATCCAATCTTGCGCAGCTTGCTGATATTGCTGTTGCATAGAGGATTGCACACCACGCTGTGCAACTGCGCCCAGAATCGGAATAGAACCTGCGACTGCCGAGGTAACACCAGGAGCCGCCGCCGATCCAAGGTTGGCAAGAATCTGGTCGACCCGCTCCATACGCTGAGCAAATCCGGCTGCGTTGGACTCTTCTCCTGAAGGCTTGCCACCGGCACCCATGAGAGGCTTTCCGGCTGAATCCATGATGGGAATCGGTGCAAACCCTGGGGTCTTGGGGATATACATGATGCCTTGAGCGGTTTCCACGCGATCGTATTGGCCGCGATTGAATTCCGCTTGGCTCAGTCCCAGACGCTGCTGCGCGATTCCTAGGTTTGCCTGCTCAATCCGCAGGCGCTCACGCTCGACAGGCGTCATGCCGGTGCCGTAAGTCTCTCCGCCGGCCAGTTTGCTCTTGTCAATGGCGCGAACTTGTCCGTCCACATTCTGCAGAACCACCTCACGTTTAGGGCCGAATCCAGCCATCGTTTTGATGGTGCCGTCCTTAAATTGCTGAACCATGACAGGCTTGCCGTCTGCCGCAGTCACTTCAAAAGGCTGGCCGACGACTTCCTGGCGGGTCGGCGCCAGTTGCTCTGCAATATCCATGAAGCGTTTGGATTCCTCACCCTTGCCCGATGCGGCATAAAGATCAGCAACCCGTCGATATTGCGCAGCCTTCGTCTCATTCGCGTTCGTCGCAGGCTGCGCCACGGGTTGACCGATCAGGGCTGCACGCTCTACAGTAGGGCCAATTCGCATACCCGGAACAGCAAGCGCACCGGTAGGGGTAATCTCGCCCTGCGCAGACACGGGAGCACCTTCACCCGTAAGGATTCCGGCAATCCTGGTCTGAAGATCACGCGCACGTTTTGCCTCATCCAGCTTCTGACGCGTCAGCATCTGAGTCAAGGCAGATTCGGTGCCCTTTTGCATCCCAGCCTGACCCGCCGTAAAGGCAGAGCCCAGAGCCTGGCCCAGGCTGGTTCGCGTCGTGCTCGGCCCCGCGGCCTGGAGCAGAGCTGCAGCGGCCGAGAGGCCCGCCTGCTGCTGAATCGCGGCGCGCTGCTCAGGCGTGAGCAGATCGTCAAGGGCGGACAAGCCACCGCCGAAAGCGCCGCCAAGCAGGCCGCCAAAGTCAAATGACGTTGCCATATCTTCCCCTTACAGCAAACCAGCCAGAGCGCCCAGCGCGGCACCGGGACCCGCACCGAGTCCAACCAAACCGCCCAGCTGCGCACCGCCCAACGCTCCGCCCAAGGCGCCAGCGGCACGGTTTTGGTACAGCGGCGTGCTTTGCGTCATGCCCAGATTGGGCAGGTTCAGGCTGATGCCGCTTTGAGCAATGCCCAGGCGCTCCAGGCCAATGTTGCGCAGCGCATCCAGCTGTTGCTGCGTGAACGCCTGGCGGGCGCCACCCAGACCCATAACGTCCATTGCGCCCTGACGGCCGATCTGGCGCGCCTGCTGCGCAAGCTGCGCCGCTTGGCCGAATCCCTGCTGGCGCAAGCCGGCTGCGGTCGTGGCCGCCTGGCGCAGCGCGGCCTGGTTAGTCAGCGCCTGCTGCACACCCTGACGGGAGCCGCCAAAGGCGCGAGCGGCCGTGGCGCGCTGGGCCTCGGCCAGCTGGCCCATGCGGCGCGTGTCCTCGATGTCTTGTAAAGTATTTTGGACAACTTGCTGCTCGTAAGGATTTTGGAAAGCGGCGATTTCCTGACCAGAGAACGGAGTCAGCCCGAGGTTAGTGAGCTGCTGCTCGCCGGCTTGATACAGCGGATTGAAACCGGCGAACTCGCGAACGGGAAGCGCGCCCGCGACTTGACGCGACTGCTGCAGATTCTGCAGATACGCCGTCTTGATGTCGGGGTCGATTTCGGTTTTTACGGTTTGCGTGCCGCCGCTGCTTCTAGACATATTGAACGCTCCTATCCTTCACTTTGCCGATACGGCAATTTTCTTTTTGGACACCTTGCCGCTGTTGATTGCATCAAGCAATCCCAGACCGTACTTGTCCACTGCTGATTTCTTAATCACGTATTCGCCGGCTTGCAGCAAGCCAGAGCCAGTGTCAGGGCCGGCGGGATCTGGACCCATGAGGCGGTCTTGCGTTACGTAGCCGCCTTTTGCCCAGGCGGCGCCATCACCGCCCACGCTTCCATCGCCGCCTACGCTTCCATCGCCGCCTACGCTGCCAACGCTTCCATCGCCTCCAGCGACGCCGACGGCGTCAGCAGCAGCCGATGCTCCGATTCCGTCGCTAACGTTACTAGCGCCGCCCTCTCCGATACCAGCCTGCCCAGAAAAGCCAATGTCCAGCGCAGCGTTAATGCCGTCAATGGTTGCCTGGTCCGCCAACATGCTGCCGACGTTATCGACTGCGGCTTGGTTCTCTTGACCGATCAGCGCCGCCAGCAGACCGCCCGTAAGCGAATTCGCATCGACAAGGCCGCTAGCGGTGTTGTTCACGCCCATCGAGTCAGCGCCATAACCACCGCCGAGCAGGCCGGAGTAGTAGTCGCGAGTCGGAGAGGTGCGGGCATAAAGGCCGGGATCGTAGCCACCGAGCACGCCAAAGCCAAACGGAGCCGCGCTGTAATAAGGCTGCTCCTGAGCAAATTGCGCCATCAACTGAGAGTAGATGTCGCCTTCG